GTAGCCGTAGCCGGAGCCGGAGCCGGAACCGGAGCCGTCGCCGGAGCCGGAGCCGGAACCGGAGCCGTCGCCGGAACCGTCGCCGTCAGTAGCAGGGTCATATCCGGTAAAACGCAGAACAAACATCACACAGCCTCGATGGACGATGCGGCAACATCTGTCACGCCGATCAGCGCGCAGGCGTTGAACACTGTTACTGCGGCCGAGGCATCGCTGAACTTGCATTCGGACTTCTTGACGCCATAGGTCGCAACGTCAACAAGACTGATGCCCTTGGCCGCGAACCACTTCCAAAGCTGACGGGCGTTGCGCAAATGCACGGTCGATCCGTCATTCCCCGCGTATTCGCCATACAGCACACCAGCATCGCGGCTGCGCACGATCACCTTCCGCCAGCCATGAGGCATCAGCGCCTCAGCCGAAACATCGTCGCCGAGAAGTTTGGCGATTTCGATGGCATCTTTGATCTTGTCGATATTCACTGCATCTCTCCTTGGTTAAAATCCGGAACGTTCGCGCTTCGCGGCCAGAGCCTCACCAGCGGACTGTTCTTCATTCTCGGCGGCGTCCTTGCCGATAAGGTCGATGACCTGCTCACGGGTCAGCATGACGCGCTCCCCGGATTCGCCGTAAATCTCGCCGCCGATCAGCTTGGCCTCAACATCCCATCCGCCATATCCGGCGGGTCCGCAGTCCGGCTCGTCGCGGGTGTAGGACGCATCCACCTGGACAAAGAACAGGTCGAAGCTGAAAGCCTGATGGCAGGAGTCCTCACTCACGTAATCCGCGCGCCTGGCGATGTCGGCTACGGCGTCATGCATCTGTCTGTCTCCTTGTTTGTTGCCACCACATTACTACAAAAAGTAGCGCGGTCAACAGGAAGTCGCGCTTGCAATGAAATTTTTCGTGCCGTATCATCCGCCCATGCTGAACACCGTCCCTGAAATCATCGAATACCTTGGCGCGGACGCGATATGCTCTGCGGTCGGGGTCAAGCCGCCTGCCGTGCGCAAGGCGAAGAACGAGAAGCAGTTTCCCGCGATGTGGTATCACGCGCTGGAAAGGCTGGCGGGGGGGCCTCTCCCCAGGCACCTGTTCAGCTTCAAGGGGGTGCAGGAATGACATGGGGCCTTGCATCGTCTGTGGCGCGGATGCTTCGCTCGGCTTTGGCTTTCCCGGACTTCGACATGAGCGACCCCACACGGGGTATCTGTGGACCTGCCGCGCCCACCGCGACGCTGGCGAGGCCCGAAGAACCGCTGCAATCACGGCGCGCGGCGTTGATCGCCAAGCTGGCCGGGATGCACCGGAACGACGCGAGGCGCAGCGTGATCTATTCGACCCTGCGTGACCTGACAACGGACTGTCTGCGGGAGGGGAAGTGATGGGGCTAAGTGAATATCGGGAATTCATCGCGTCCAAGGGTGGCGCATCGCTTCGGGCCGGATTCCCAGCCAAGACCATCAACCCAAGCGCCAAGGCGCATCAGGATGCGGCCATTCGGTTTGCGCTGGATCGGGGCAAATCGGCTGCGTTCCTTGATACAGGCCTCGGGAAGTCGTTCATCGAATTGGAATTCGCCCGGCAATGCGCTGAAGAAACTGGCAGGCCGTCGATCATCCTGACCCCTCTTGCGGTGGCCGGTCAGATGATCCGGGAAGGCCAAAAATTCGGTATCGAAGCGCGCCAGATCAGGGATCAGTCGGAAGTTGGGTCCGGTATCATGGTCGCCAACTATGAACGGCTGCACAATCTGGACCCCGCATCATTCGGGGCGGTCATCCTTGACGAAAGCAGCATCCTGAAAAGTTACGCGGGACGCACCCGCGCATTGATCCAGGATGCATTTGCCGACACCCCATACAAGCTTGCCGCGACGGCGACGCCAAGCCCTAACGACCACACCGAACTTGGGAACCATGCCGAGTTTCTGGGCGTTATGCGCCAGCAGGAGATGCTATCGAAGTGGTTCATCAATGACACATCAACAGCATCGCAAGACTGGCGATTGAAGGGCCACGCGGTCGAAGACTTTTGGGCGTTTGTTGCGTCGTGGTCTCGGTGTGCAACTCTGCCGTCCGACCTTGGGGGCGACGATACCGGATACATCCTGCCGCAGATTGATCGGCGCATTCACGAAGTTTCCGCCGACCGGATGGCCAATGTCGGGCAGGGCATGTTGTTCCGCATCCCGGAAATGTCGGCCACATCCTTTCACGAGGAAAAGCGCCTCACCCTGGCCGATCGGTGCCGGGCTGCCGCCGATCTTGCCAATCACGACAAGCCGGTTACGGTATGGTGCGAGACAAACGAGGAAAGCAGCCTTCTGGCAAAGTCGGTTGACGGCGCTATCGATGTTCACGGATCGCTCGATCCTGACGAGAAAGAACGTCGGCTTCTTGGGTTTGCGGATGGCCAGTATCGGGCCATCGTGACCAAGCCGAAGCTGGCAGGGTTTGGGGTCAACTGGCAGCACTGCGCCCATGCCGTGTTCGCATCGATCAGCTTCTCTTATGAGCAGCACTATCAGGCGGTCAGACGGTCGCATCGGTTTGGTCAGTCTGAAACCGTCCGAAATGACATCGTGATCGCGGATACTGAATTCTCGATATGGAACGTCATCAACGAGAAGTCGCAGAAGCACGATGAAATGAAGCGGCGGATGGCAGACGCCATGCGGGCCGCGCAGCGCGATGCTGATGTGCGGGTCAAGTATGACCGGCCTATCGACCTCGCATTCCCGGAATGGATCAGATCGGAGGAAGTGGCGTGAAGCAAGCTGAATACCAAGGAGCCGGATGGGCCGTTCACAACTCGGACTGCATCGAGGGCATGTGGGCGATGCCGGAGCGGTCAATCGATTGCGCCGTGTTCTCGCCCCCGTTCGGGGATCTGTTCGTTTACAGTGACAGCGAGCGCGACCTTGGTAACGCAGGGGAAGGCAAGGCGTTCATGAACCAGTATGCGTTCTTCGCCGAAGCCCTTACGCGCGTCATGAAGCCGGGCCGGATGGTCTGCGTCCATTGCACCGATCTTCCAACACGCAAGGGAAAGCATGGTTTCATCGGGTTGCAAGACTTCTCTGGCGAACTGGTGCGGGCGCATGAGGCGGCAGGGATGATTTATCATGGCCGGTCAACTATCTGGAAAGACCCCGTAGTTGAGATGCAGCGGACCAAGGCGCTGGGCCTGCTTTACAAGCAGATCAGGAAAGACAGCACCATGAACCGCGTCGGGATGCCAGACTACATGCTGTTTTTCCGCGCGCCCGGCGATAACCCGGACCGGGTGGAACACGCGGCCCCTGGTGACACGAAAGAGGCGGTCAGAATCGTCCGTTCGTGGCTTCACGAAATGCACCGTCTGGGGTTGGCGTCTGCGGTCCCGTCCGACGATCAGATTTCCGCACTTATCCCCCATGCCGAATTCGACGTCTACGAGTGGCAGAAGCTGGCAAGCCCAGTATGGATGGATATCCAGCAGGGCAACGTCCTGAACCGCATGAAGGCCGCGAACGACGAAAAGCACGTCTGCCCGCTGCAGTTGGACGTGATCGAGAGGTGTCTCAGGCTCTACAGCAAGCCCGGCGATGTGGTCATGGACCCATTCAACGGGATTGGGTCAACCGGGTATCAGGCGGTCAAGATGTATCGCCGTTATCTCGGCTTTGAATTGAAGCCGGAATATGCCAAGCAAGCTGACAAGAACCTGAAAGAAGCCGAGGCATCTGTCGGAGACTTGTTCGGAGTTGCCGCAGAATGATCATCTCCGCCCCATGGCCGCATTCCGGCCTGTCCCCCAATGCCCGCCTGCACCGGGCGCAGAAGGCCACGCTTACCAAGGGCTACAAGGCCACCGTGGGGTGGGAGGCCAAGGCGCAAGGCATCCGCCGGATCGAGGCGCGGACGCTATTCGTGACGATCACGTTTCACCCGCCCGACAAGCGGCCCCGCGACAGGGACAACATGATTGCCAGTTGCAAGGCCGCACAAGATGCCATCGCTGCCCTGATCGGGGTGGACGATAGCCGCTGGGTGCCGACATACCGCGTCGGGGAGCCTATCAAGGGCGGGCGGGTTGTATTCGCGTTTCCAGAGGTGACGGTTGGCATGACCGATGCGGAATTGCTGGATGATGCGCGAAGGCCCCGGCTGTGAACCGGGGCCTTGCTTTTACCCGTGGGAAGGGTAAGGTGCGAGTGTCAAAGTCGCCGGGAAACGCTAGCCCAAAGCGGGAAGCGTTGCAAGCCCCGGCAGCGGAAGGGGCGGTTGTGTGAGCCGGATACCATACTTCAATTTCTACCCCGCCGATTTCATGACTGGGGTCAGGGGCCTGACGGCACAAGAGGTCGGCGTCTACACGATGCTGCTTTGCCGCATCTATGAGGAAAACGGGCCTGTCGAACGCCACGACCTGCGCCTCGCAACCTACTGCGGAATGCGCCTCAAGACGCTCACTACTACCCTGGATAAGTTGATCGAACTTGGCAAGATCGAGGCAACCGAAGGCGGTCTGATGAACGATCGTGCAAGGTCCGAAATTTCAAAGCGTGCGCACGATCTGAAAAATAATTCCAAGGCAGGCATTGCAAGTGCCAAAAAAAGGCAACAAAAACAACAAAACTCATCAACGACCGTTCAACGACCGTTCAACCATACAGATACAGATAAGATAGATACAGAAGCTAACGCTTCTGACGCTGGCGCGTCGGAACACTCGATCAAGGATCAGGTTTGGGCAAGGGGTGTCAGGTTCCTAGTGGCAAGGGGGGTTGCTGACAGGAAGGCTAGGTCTGTTATTGGGCTATGGCTCAAGGACCATTCTGACGGTGAGGTTTTCGACGCCTTCATTGCCGCTGACAAGGAACGCCCGGTCGAGCCTGTGGCGTGGATCACGGCGAAACTCGGGAAGCCGTTGCAGCGTTCGGAGGTGGACGCAGCATTTGCACAAATCGGGGAAAGGATGGCCGCGCAATGAACTTGCGGGAAGCTGATGTTCTGGGCAGGCTCAAGCGGTTTCTGGATCGCCGCACGATGCCGACAGCCCTTCAAGGCAAGCCGGACGCAATACGGGACGAACTCGAAGCCATGTGCCGGGTGATCCTCAAGTTTGCGGGCCGGGAGATGGCGGATTGGTGGCCGAAGTTCGAGGCAGAGGTCGGAACGCTTAACACAACCCGCTCATGGCCGACCGAGGGTGAGGTTGCGAAAGCCTGCCGTTCGGTTTCGGAAGTGCGCAGCGTGACCTTGGCGGAACCTGGGGACACGGACCCGGTTGCCTTCGCAGCCAAGCGCATCAAGGCGGGCGAGACTGTGGGTGACCATTGGCTTTACGGGCCGCAGTGCCTAGCCTTGCTAAAGTCCGGGCTGGTGACGGACGCCGACCTTGCGCCATATCGGTCAAGCCTGTTCTTTGCCATGTCGAACGTTTGGGGGGAGGACAAGGCGAGGGCCGATGAAGCCGCGCGACGTCAACACCACGACGAAGCAAGGCGGATGGCATGAGCGCCTTTCGTTTCATCGAAGCCCTTCGCGGCACGGTCGTTGTCCCGCCGTCACCAATGGGGCGCAATCTCAGCATATCCCAGATTTGCCGGGACGTGATGAAGCGTCACGGCATCACGCATGGCGACTTCTACAGCAGGAGCAAGGGTCACCGTATCGCCCACGCCCGCCAGGAGGCAATGGCCATCGCCCATAGCGCCGGGAAATCGCTACCCATGATTGGGCGGCACTTCGGCTTTGACCACACCACGATATTGCACGGCATCCGTGCCCACGCGGCGCGTCAGGAGGGAAAATGATCAACAACGCATATCAGGTCAGGGGGCTGACGCCAGTTCAGGAACGCAAGATCGGGCGGCAGATGGAAGACCTTGCCAAGCGCGAAAGGAACGTGCCGGGGATGCCGATCATCCTCGACCCCGGCGTGGGGGCGGGCAAGGGACGCCCGCCGCACCGCTACCGGGACAGCGCCATCGCCAGCTTGCGCGTAGGTGGCCCCATGCTGGCCCGTGAACTGGCAAAGGTCATGGGCATTCCGCAAGCACAGGCCGCAGACGCATTGAGCGCGGCGCGCCGAATTGGTAAGGTGGAATGCGAGGGCCACCTGTGGAGCGCTATCGATGACGGCAAGTGAATTCCCCAGCCCCGATCCAACCGCCCCGGTCCTTGCAGACCTTGCCCGCCTGACGGACAAGCACGAGGAGGATGGCAGGGATGCAACCGTGATCGCCTCGGCCATATCGACATACCTCAGGCATTACATGGATCAGCGCGGCGTCCCGCTTGGCGTGGCGCTTATCCCGCACAAGGGGCAGATCGGATGACCGACGACATAGACGCACTGGAGCCGCTCTGCGACGAGTTGATGGAATGGGCACAGGCCAAGGTTGACGATGGCTGGCGGCAACAGCAAGCCCTGTCGGCAATCGTGATCGTGGCAGAAGCCATCAGGGCGGAAATCACGAGGGCGATGCAGTGACGCGGCTTCCGTCGCCAATCATGAGAACTCGATGGGTAATGGCGACAGAGAGGGCCAGGGCGTTGAGGCCGGAACTCTTTGCGCGCCTCGACGCGGCGCTTGCAAGGTCTGCAAGCCGATCCGGGTGGAACCCACCGGTCGTCAAGATCAAGGGGGCGGTCGTCGCGATTGACTTGTGCGCGCACCGGACCGGCGGGCTTCATAGCTACAAGATCGTGGTCAGCAAGGATCATCCGTTCCTGTCGAAGCTGGACGCGCTACCGCACGTCCCGCGCGCGGTTAAGTCCCCATACAGGCGCAGCGTCAGGTTCGGATACCTGTTTGCGTCCGATTGCTGGGGCTTTATGGGTGACATGAGCAGGGCCGAGGAGGCTTGGGCAAAGTGGCAGGAATTCAGGGAGAACATGCAGTGACCTACCATCTCGGCCAAGTCATCCCCTTCACCCCCGACCGTGGCGTCTGGCGCTGCGAAATGCCGCCGCAGTGGTTCATCTTCCGCAGCTCCCCAATGGCGGAACTGCCAGCCGAAGCATGGCTTCTGCGCCAAGGGGCGCTGGACGCATGGCACCCGGTCGAGAAGAAATGGCGCATCGTCGGCGGTGCCAAGCGCAGGAAGGTGCCATACATCGCCGCCGTAGCCCCCGGCTGGGTATTCGTCCTTCTGGACCGCGAACCCCATTGGGACGTGCTATTCGACCGCGCCCGTGGCAAGCTGACCCACGTTGTCGGCCGCGACGGCATTCCGTTGGCAATCCCGGAAACGGCAATCGAGCAAATGGCGCAGGTGCCCGAACGGATGCAGGCCCGCTTGGACGCCATAGCCGAGGCCCGCCGCATCAGACCCGGCGACAGGGCCACGCTGGACCCCGGCAAAGCGCTGGCATGGACGGTCGAAGTAACAGCCATCCACGGCACAATCGCCCGCGTCGTCATCCCGCTTCTGGGAGACCGCGAAACGGAGGTGGACGTGGCGCGGTTGGAAAGACTGATGGGATGACGGTAGTGTCTCAGTTTGAAATCCTCGACCATTGACAGGGGTATCGCCCAGCGCCACGGGTTCCTATATGCTTAGCGTGAAGCATACGGAGGACGCCATGCCTAAAGGTCCGAACGGAGAGAAGCGCCGGGTGATCAGCAAAAAAGCCATGGCCAATGCCCTCCGACTTCAAAGTGAAGGCGGCAATGCCTTTGTGCGAACAATGTCGCGCAGGGGAGTACGATCCGTTTTGAGCGACGATCTGGCAAAAAAGATCGAAAACCCAATATTTTTCAAGCCTTTAGGGGGGGGATTTAGCGGCCTTATGTATCAAGCGCACCAAGCATAACACGCTGGATTCCTGTAAGGAATCCACATGCTGGACAATCAGCTTATGCTTGGTGCGCTTGATACATAAGGCCGGAAGAAAGTGGATGCCTAGAAAAAGGTAACCCCGAAGGCCGTAGCCTCCGGGGGGGTCGCTGGGCGCACCATACGACGTTGCGAACAATGAGATAGCGCAATTTGCGCTCGGATTCAAGGGGAAATGCCCGACGACCGGCCTAAGAAAAAGATTTCAAACTGAGACACTACCGGGATGACGCACCCCCTTGATACGCCATCCACCATCCGCTACACTTCGCGGCAAGGTTCGGGCGGTAGAGGGGCAACAGCCTGTCGGTCGAAACCCGAACGCCGCATTCGTCGCGGCTAGAACGGCCAAGACTGGCCGAGTTATACGCATTACCCCCAGGCGCAACTCCTCAAGGCCAAGCCACACAGCCTAAATCGCCCGCACTGCCCCAAGGGGTAAACACGCCGCGCAAGGGGCAATGCATTCCAGCGTGAAGGCGGGAAGGCGGCAAGACACAACAGCCCGGCATTACAGCAATCCCGGAAAGACAGCATGAAATCACCACGCGGCAGAAAGCCCGGCTTCCGTATGTCGGAAGAGCACAGGGTTAAAATCCAAAACAGCAACATTCTCAACGCCCTTGTCGAGCACGTCGAGGGCACACGGGAAATGAGCGCTACGCAAGTGTCCGCAGGGCTTGGACTTTTGCGCAAAGTGCTGCCCGATCTGACAAATACCACGCTGGAAGGCCCGAACGAGGACGGCTCGCACAGCATCGTGTTCAAGACCATCCTTGAGTGAACATGTCTTCCGCGTCCGCCGTTATCAGCGCCCGTTCTACATGGCGTGGGCGAACGACGAAAAGCAACGCCTTATCGAGATTGCCCATCGCCGCTGGGGCAAGGACGAGATCGCCCTGAACGTGACGCGGCAGAAGGCGCTGCAACGGCCAGCTTCATACTGGCACTGCCTTCCTGAATATGCGCAGGCCCGCAAGGCGATATGGACGGCGGTCAACCCGCATACGGGCAAGCGACGGATCGACGAGGCGTTCCCCAAGGAAGTGCGCAAGGCGACGAATGAGCAGGAGATGTTCATTGAACTTGTGAACGGTTCAACGTGGCAACTGATCGGATCGGACCGATATGACGCCACGGTCGGCTCATCCCCCGCTGGCATCGTCTATTCCGAGTGGGCTTTGGCGAACCCTAGCGCCTGGGGCTACCATCGCCCGATGGTCGAGGAAAACAACGGCTGGGCCGCGTTCATCACGACGCCACGCGGCAACAACCACGCCAAGGCCATGTTTGACATGGCGCGCAAGTCTGACCGCTGGTTCGCTGAACTGTCCACGGTGAACGATACCGGGGCGCTGACGGCGGAACAGCAGGCCGAGGCCATGAAGGAATACCAGTCGCTCTATGGGCTGGATTTCGGCCTCGCCATGTTCGAGCAGGAATACCATTGCAGCTTCAGCGGCGCGATGGTCGGTGCTTATTGGGGCGCGGAAATTAACCGGGCAGAGCGGGAAGGCCGCGTGACCACGGTCGAGATTGACCCGGATCACCCCGTGCATACGGCATGGGACTTGGGCAAGGCGGTCAACAACCCGATCTGGTGCTTCCAGGTCATCGGTGGGCAGCCGCGTATCGTGGACTTCTACCAGCCCGACAGCGAGGATTTGACCGATTGGGTCGCGTGGCTCAATGGCAAGGGCTACAACGGCAACGACTACGTGCCACACGACATCATTGTGACCGAATGGGGCAGCAAGCGGACGCGCTACGATACGTTGAAGCTTCACGGCAGGAAGCCGATACGCATCCCCGTTGTTTCCGTGGCGGATGGTATCCAGGCGGGCCGTGACACGATCAACAGGGCGGTATTCGCCAACCATGAGCGGGTCATGGACGGGATCGAGGGCATGAAGAACTACCGCCGCGATTGGGACGACGAGCGCAAGACGTTCCGTGAAACGCCCGTGAAGGATTGGGCCGAGCATATCGGATCGGCATTCCGGTATCTCGGCTTGGCATGGAAGGCGGTTGTTCCGCCGAAGCCTGTCGAGCGGAAGCCCACGGAACTGATTTACCAAGCCGGGCCTGATGGCCGGATCGTCGGGAACATGAGCGTCCGGGAAGCCGTTGACGCGATGGTGCGGCGCAGGAAGGACAGGGACTGATGGACCGCACCGCAAAAGACCTTAGCGAGATCGGGGCAAAGTGGCTTGACCGCATTGCGGCGGTCGAGAACGAAAAGCGCTTTCATGGCTGGGTGAAGGACGCGGAAGAGGCCGAAAAGGCTTACCTCTGCGACGACACGGGCGAGAAGGGCGGCACGGTTCCGGATTTCAACATTCTCCACAGCAACGTGGAAACCATCGTTCCGGCGATCTACAACTCTACCCCCGTTCCCGACATTCGCCCGCGCCACGGCTCGCGTGATCCGGTTTCCAAGCTGGTATCGGACGTTTACGAGCGGGTTATCGCGGTTCAGATCGATGACAGCCGCCTTGACGCGGAAGTGGAGAAGGCCGCGCAGGATGCCTTCGTCGCGGGGCGCGGCGTTGTCCGGGTCCGGTTCGACGCGGACGTTTCGGATATGGGCATCGCCAATGAGCGGCTGATGTTCGAGGTTGTGCCGTGGGCTGACTACCGGGAAGGCCCGTCGAAGCGCTGGGAAAATGTCCCGTGGGTGGCCTACGCGCATTGGCTTTCGCGGGAGCAGCTTGCCAAGATCGAGGATGAAGCCTTTGCCAGCGCCTACAGCGAGGAAGGCGACGACGAAGCCGTTGAAGGCAAGGTCTGGGAAATCTGGTGCAAGTCTTCCGGCAAGGTCTACTTCGTCACCGAAAACGGCAAGTTGATCAAGGAGACGGATGACCCGCTCGGGCTATCCGGTTTTTTCCCCCAGGCCGAACCTGTCCAGCCGATCATGGGCACGGGCAACCGGACGCCCGTCTGCCCCTACAAGGTCTATCGCAGGCTTGCGAAGGAACTGGATACCGTCACGGCGCGCATCAACAAGCTGACTTCGGCTTTGCGCGCAAGGGGCGTGTCGGCGGGCGATCTGGGCATCATGGAGGCCATCCGCGACCTTGACGATGGCGACATCGGGGCGGCTGCGAATGCCGAAAACCTGATGGCACAAGGCGGCTTGGAAAAGGCCATCATGTGGTGGCCTATCGACAAGATCATCGTGACCATCCGGGAACTGTATGTCCAGCGGGAACAGACGAAGCAGGCCATTTACGAAATCACTGGTATTTCGGACATCGTTCGCGGCGCTTCTGAGGCGAGTGAAACAGCAACGGCGCAGCAGATCAAGACCCAGTGGGGGTCGCTTCGGATCAAGAAAATGCAGCGACTGATTGAACGGCAGGTGCGTGACCTGTTCGTGATCTGCGCTGAAATCATCGCAGGCAAGTTTTCGGTGGAGACGTTGCAGGCGGCGTCGGGCATCCAGATACCGGATGAAGCGCTTGGACTGCTTCAAAAGCCCCTTGACCACTACCGGGTCAACGTGGAGAGCGACAGCACGATCCGCGCGGACGTGGCGCGGAACCGCGAGGAAATGACGAACTTCCTTGGCGGCACGGCGCAATTCTTCAGCAGCATGGCCCCCCTGGTGCAATCGGACGCGCAGGCGGCGGAACCCATCGCCGCGATATACGGCTCGTTCGCCAAGCAATTCAACCTTGGCCGCGAGGCTGAGGACGCCTTGGATCAGCTTGTGGAAAAGGCCCGCGAGAAGGCCAAGGAACCGCCGCAGCCCAGCCCAGAGGCACAGGCCATGCAGGCTGACATGCAGATGAAGGCGGGCGAGGGGCAGGCCAAGACGCAACAGGCGCAGGCCGATCTGGAATTGAAACAACAGCAAGCGCAGATGCAGGCTGCGCTGGAAGCCGCCAAGCTGCAACTGGAGCGCGACCGTCTGGAACTGGACAGGCAGCGGCTTGCGATGGACGGTGAGCGCGACCGGGTTGCGGCCTTGGGCAAGGACGCCGAAACGGTTGGCATGTTGTCGGACGGGTCGAACGTGATCCAGCAGGCGGCCACGATGGCGGCACAGGTCGCACAGGCCGAAATCGCGGCCAGTGAGCAACGGATCATGTCGTCGATTGAAATGCTTGCGCAGGCGATTGGGCAGGCAAACCAGCAGATCATCGCGGCCATGACCGCACCGAAGGAACTGATCCGTGACGGCAACGGACGCCCGGTTGGCGTCAAGACCGTCATGGGGGAACAGAGGGTTAACTGAT